CATGGGGTTGCTGCGGGACATGGTGCGCGCCTCAGCGATACCAGTAAGTCACGCCGTCGATTTCGGTGGCGCTGTAGTCCATGCGGATATTGCGCGCGGTGGCCTCCCAATCAATCTCAATGTAGCTGGGCAGGTCTTGCGTCCTGATGTCGCCGATGTCATGGCACAGCTCAGTCGCGTAGTCCACAAAATAAGAATCACGAATCAGCGTGACGGGATACCAGTCGCCGCGCCATTGCTCATCCCCGCCGGAGCCGGCCAGTTCTTCCAGCAAAGCCCGAAGGGCGGTCAGTTCTTCGGTGAGTGCATCTGCCGTCGGTTGGTGGCCGGTATGCTCGGTTTCTGTCATGTCTTCAATGTCAGATTCCAGTTCTTCAACGCGGGCGATGATGTCGCGCACGTCGATGATGTCAGCGGTCAGGTCAAGAGTAGTTGCGTTCATGATGTACCTCAGTTGATTGGATTGGACTGTGCGATGCGTGGCGCATCCCATAGGCGCCCGTTGGGGGCGCCTAGGCGGATGGGTCAGCGACCGCAGGGGCCAAGGGCGGCTAAGAACTGGTCATCTGTCGGCGTAAGCCGATACATGATGGTGGTGGTGTGGACGCTGTTGCCACGGCTGTAGTCCACGTCTTTGACGCGGTTTGTGATCTCGACCATGCCCAGCTCGACCAATTTGTGCAGCGCCGCGCGTTCGCGGGTGCCGAATGAAACGCGCCCGCCAAGGGCACCGCGACCACTGCCGACGTCCACAGCGGCTAAGCCGCCGTATAGCTTGGCGCGCTCAATTAGTGCGCGTTGGGTTTTCGTCATGGTGTAGGTTCTCCGTCAGATGAAAGCGGCGAGCAAAAGCCCGAGAGCTGCGCCGAAGGCGCAGGCAAAGATGATGTCAATGGGGCGGGTGCGCATGGTGTCAGGCTCCGATGATGGTGGACTCGCGCGTCAGCCGGGCCTGCAGGTGCTGCGGGTAGGTGCTCAGGTCGTGCGCAGTCCAGTCACGGGCGAAGCCGTCTGCGCGCATGAGCACGGATTGGATCGCGCGCACGAGGGTTTCGGCTTGCACGATGTACTGGCCGTGTCCGGCACGAAATACGATGTAGGTTTTCATGGTGTCAGGCTCCGATGATGCGCGCCCCGTAGGCCGCGCGGGTTGACGTCAGACGATGAATTCGGGATGGTTCGTGATTTGCCATGCGCGGGCCTGCTGCAGCAGTTGCGCAGTTGTCCGACCTGACATGCTGGCTCGGATCAATGCGGACATGGAGCGGGCGAGTGTGCCGGTATCTACAAGGCCTGCTGCGTGCCACTGCTGCAGCTTGTTCACTTCACGCTGTTCTGACTTGTTCATGTTAGGTCACCTAGGTTACGCGCGGAAATCGCGCGGCAGGTGTTAATGTACGGGATTGTCGTTCACCCAGTAAAGTGTAGGGGCTTTGCCAATCGTATGATGATTGCCAGGACATCCCGTTACCTAAGTTGTGGCAAGGGGATTAGGCGATGCGACGCCATCATCTTAGCCTTGCCACTAGCCCATGATCTAGGCGCCTCAGCGCGACTCATCTTCTAGGGAGATATGCTTTCTAGGCTATTGGATGATTGACTGTCAATCAAAAGAAGATATATAAGTATATAAGCATATACTGATATATGGGCATGGCGGCGCACGCGTCCGGCGCGACCCCGATATGCTATGCCCAGAGCGCCTACCATGACCTATAAGCTTTTTGACCCTCAAGACCACCGGCGCGCAGCTGCGCACCCGTCAGGCAGTCTAGGTTATGCGTCCAGCATGACCCAGACCACCTAGCAGCTGGATGCCATGCTGCCCAGGGCAGCGACCCGGATAGGCGACGCCTAGAGCGCCTAGCAGCGCCTAGCCGGTAGCCGGGGGCTTGCGGCCAGGCGCCAGACGGCGTGCGGCCAGGCGCCAGACGGGGGGAGGGGGAGGGCCGGCGACCTGAGCGGTCAAAAACGAAGGGGCCGCAAACAATTTTTATTTTTTGGAGGCACAAGCAAAAATTATTTTTGCAAACACAAACGGAAAAGGCTTACGCTATACTCAGACCGCCATGTTCAAGTCGCTTCCGCTGACCATCCGCGAAGTCAAAGCCACGGAGGCCGTGCTGAACCGCGTGTATGACGCAGCGAAACTGGGTTTGAAGGGCGACAACCTGGCGCTGGCGGCTGGGCTGTTGCCGAGCGAGTACCGGCGCTTGCGCGAACTGGACCCGATTGCAGAGTTGGCCGAGCAAAAGGGCCGCGCGGATGGCGAGATCGCCATGTCCACGGTGTTGCATGAGGCGGCGATGAACGGCGACTCCAAGGCGGCGCTTGAGATACTGAAGCACGCTCACGGTTGGGTGGCCAAGCAGCAGGTACAGATCGACGTGGCGCAGCAGATCAGCATCACGGCGGCGCTTGAGCAAGCGCAGTCGCGGGTGCTGGAACTCGTACATGAGGTGACGGATGCAAGAGCCCCGGTTTTCGGCGGACCAAGAGCAAGGCTTGATGGCCAGGCTCTGGAGTCCGGCGATAGCGAACGACCCTGAGAAGTTCGTACTGTTCGCGTTCCCGTGGGGCGAGAACGGCACGCCGCTGGCCAAGCACAAGGGGCCGCGGGGGTGGCAGCGGCAGGTGCTGCGCGACATCCGCGACCACATCGCCAAGAACGGGTCGATAGACGCCTACCAGGTGCTGCGCATGGCCACGGCGTCAGGGCGGGGCATCGGTAAGTCGGCGTTGGTGAGTTGGCTGGTGGTGTGGATGCTGACCACGCGCATCGGGGCAAGCGTCATCGTGTCGGCCAACAGCGAAGCGCAGCTCCGCAGCATCACATGGGCCGAGATCACGAAGTGGCTGGCGATGCTGATCAACAACCACTGGTGGGAGATCAGTGCGACGCGGATCACGCCGGCCAAGTGGTTGAGCGAGATCGTGGAGCGCGATCTGCGCAAGGGCACGCGGTACTGGGGCGCGGAAGGTCGGCTGTGGTCGGAAGAGAACCCTGACGCCTACGCCGGCCTGCACAACTCAGACGGCGTGCTGCTGATCTTTGACGAAGCCAGCGGCATACCGGACACGATCTGGGACGTGGCTCAGGGCTTCTTTACGGAGAACACGCCGCACAGGTTTTGGCTGGCGTTCAGCAACCCGCGGCGCAACCAAGGGTACTTCTACGAATGCTTCAACGCCAAGCGGGCGTTCTGGAACACGCGGCAGATCGACGCGCGCACGGTCGAGGACACGGACAAGAGCGTCTACGAGCAGATCATCGAGGAGTACGGCGAGGACAGCCCGCAGGCCCGCATCGAGGTCTACGGCGAGTTCCCGTCAACGGGCGACGAGCAGTTCATCGCGCCAAGGCTGGTCGATGAGGCATTCAAGCGCGCCAAGTACAAAGACCCCGGAGCACCCATCGTGATCGGCGTGGACCCGGCGCGCAGCGGGTCGGACTCCACCGTCATCGTGGCCAGGCAAGGGCGCGACCTGGTGGAGATCCGGCGCTACCGCGGCGACGACACCATGACGGTCGTGGGGCACGTCATTGAGGCCATTGAGGACTTCAAGCCGACGCTGGTGGTGCTGGACGAGGGTGGGCTGGGGTACGGCATCCTTGACAGGCTGAACGAGCAGCGGTATAAGGTGCGCGGCGTCAATTTTGGCTGGAAAGCCAAGAACCAGGTCATGTGGGGCAACAAACGAGCCGAAATGTGGGGTGCGATGCGCGATTGGTTGCGCACCGCGGCCATCAAAGAGGACCGGCAGCTCAAAACGGACCTAACGGGGCCGAAAACCAAGCCTGACAGCAGCGGAACGCTCTATCTGGAGTCGAAAAAGGACATGAAAGCCCGCGGATTGGCCTCTCCAGACGCTGCTGACGCGCTGGCGGTCACGTTTGCCTTCTCCGTGGCCTCCAGAGAGCGCGTGGACCGCCCCAGAACGCTTACAATGCGCGACAGAAGCCAAATGTCGGCGAGTTGGATGGGGGCGTGATGACCAAGAAATCCGTGTCTTTAAGCGTTGGCCGGGGCGAGAAGCGTCCTACCAGCCAAGGCGCGGGTTTGACGGCTAAGGGGCGCGAGAAGTACAACCGCGAGACGGGCTCCAACCTCAAGGCCCCGGCCCCGAACCCCAAGACCGAGGCTGACAAGGGTCGAAAGGCGAGCTTCTGCGCCCGCATGGGCGCGGTAGCAGCCAAGGCCGAGAACGGCGAACGCGCCAAGGCGGCGCTCAAGCGTTGGAAGTGCTGACGTGAAGACGTGCTTCAAGTGTAAGCAGCAGAAGCCGCTTGATCTGTTCTTCAAGCACAAGCAAACTTCTGACGGCTATCACAGTTGGTGCAAGGTTTGCTGCCGCGAAGGCAACGACCGGTCTCGCCAGAAGCAAAACTCTACGATTGAAGGCCGCGCGCACGTCTTTTTACTCAACGCCAAAAAGAGCGCCGTTAAACGAGGGCAGGTTTTTGCTCTTACAGTGGCCGATGTTGTAGCGTGCTGGAATGATCAAGGGGCTGTTTGCGCATACAGCGGTCGTCCAATGACGCTGGAAGCAGGAATGCTCAATACAGTGTCTATCGAACGAATTGATAGCGCTGTTGGGTACACTCCCGACAACACGATTTTGGTCTGTCAAGCTATCAACCGCATGAAGTCCGATTTTGCGTTTGAAGACTTTTATGCTTTGTGCGCTGACGTCGCTGACTTTTTAGGTACTGACCGCCGAGAATTGGCCGTAGGAGCTTACAAATGAAAAAACCCGGTAGCCCAGGGCTATATGCTGCAATTCACGCCAAGCGTGAGCGTATCAAAGAAGGCTCTGGCGAAAAGATGCGCAAACCGGGCACAACGGGCGCTCCGACGGCTAAAGCCTTCAAAGAGTCCGCTAAGACGGCAAAAAAGGGCAAGTAATCAT